TTATGTATTGGACTCGTTTGTCTCCATCGGTCGTTATACACGATAGCCTTATTTCTTTTGAAAGACCAGAACCTGTAAAGGAACCAGGCTACCGGCATACTGATTGATTTGTTTGAGGTCATACCGTTTCGCAAAAGAGGCAATGTCATTCGCGGTGTAAGGATACAAGGTTTGTTTATTGATGCGCGTTTTGGACGACGCATTCGTAAAGGTTTCAATCCACTCGTTTCCTTTGAACTCGCTCTTGTATTGAAACGTTCCTGGGGTATCGGTCAGCAACGCACTCGGAAACTGAGACAAATCGATACGGGTTAGCACCAAATAGCCGTAATGAACAAGCCAATCACTCACGTTTCGCATGAAGACATCCAAGTCTGCTACACGATGTAGCTCCATGAATGGACAAAAGACTGCAGTAAATCTATGTGGAGAAAAGAGTGTATTTTGCATGTAGGTCCCTTGCATAAACGTAGCCGAAGGATATTTATAACGAGACATTTTTACCATGGCACTCGACCCATCGAGTCCAATCGTATTGCCCATATCGTTCAATAATTGCACACCATGTCCATTTCTTGAACCTATCCATAACATGCTACTTCCCTGTGTCAACAAAGGCATTACTTTTAAAATCATCTCTTCGTATAAAGGAATGGTATTGAAGATTTCATCAAAATGATAACTATAAAAGGAGTCAAATACAGCGTCATTGTAATAAGGTCCCAACTCAAATCCTTCGACCTGTTGTAAATAGAGGTAACTTAACAACAGAAGAACCAATAAGAGAAAGAGTATCATTTTGTATAATCGGTTATTTTTTTTTGTGTAGAACACTATAAATGAAATCAGGTGAACACCTGCCCCAACTTGACATAGAAGATGTTCGACGCCAATTTCGAAATACCTTTTCCAACTACCCCAAGTCCAAAGTTCTCAAAGACCTTGAAAATGCCATTTACTATCAGAAAACCGAAGAGGCCTTTTTCTGGACAGGCGACTTGTTGTGTAGCGGGTTTGTGCTCGAGTTATGGAACCTTTACATTCATGTCTTATGTAAATATATCCATATCCAACATCCAAAACTACCTCTTTATGTATACAAGAAATTTGTAGAATTCAAAGAGATGGTTCAGGCGTGTCCAAACGACTTGGAACTTCGTAACATGGACTCTGTCAAAACATTGCTATTTAGTATGACCCTTATTTTATCCGAGACCAAGAAACAGACCCTCTTAGACCCCATGACTTTCAAGTTTAAATTTGAAGAAGTCTTTACTGATTTATGTGCACCCAATCTAGAGTATGTGGCGCCCTTTTTCCGCGAGGGCGACCCAAAGGAGTTATTCATCCCTCTGAATGAATTCGTCTATCACTTGACCGAGACAAAAAACAAGACCAAGCTATTTTATTGGATGGATTGGATACTTTGCTATGACGAGAAATGCACCAAGGAAAAGAAACCCATTTATTCGGTGGAAAGAGAAGGTATACCTCATTTCTATCGAAACATTGTATGGGTCTTGTTTGAAATCCTGTTGTCTCATTCGGACCCTCTACGTAAGCGTTCTGTAGAGGCTCTGATGGGACTCTTTGCGATACGTTATCGACCGTCTCACAACAAAAAGAAACGAGAGATATTAACATTCTGTATTGTATTGTTTATGGAAGAAACATTGCCTTATCATCTGCCGCTTGTGGAACGAAGCGACATTTTTGCCCCCTTACAAAAGAACATTGCCCTGATTTTCCGCGAACTCAAAAAGAATGAAGTTCATGTCCTTGTGTAAGTATTTTATATTTTTATACTCTATCATTATAATGCCCAAGGATGTTCTTCAAAGCATTTATTCGAATATGTATGGGGAAGGAAAGAATTTCCAGACGTCGAAACCTTCTATCACCATGACCCGTCTAATGGCGAAGAAAGGTAAGGAAACGGAAACAACTACAACTACAAATACAAATGTATCAGATGCACCAGTCTATGACATGGACATTAAGCCTCCCTCGTTTACCATGTGGGGTATCGTGGTGTTCAGTTTAATTCTGGCCCTCCTGTCTATCGTCTATTATTTTAGAGATGTTCTCCTTTCGTATTATCATTCCCTGGTGGACGGGGTAAAACAGGTAAATCCTATACAAACCCTAGAGAAGACCTTGGCTGAGGAAAAAGCGCCTGTGCCGGCACCCAATCCAAAGTTGACCGCTGCGACGATACAGAGCGAGGAAAAAGAAGCGGAAGAAAAGAAGAAGAAACAAGAGAATGGCGCGATTGGACAGCTGCAGAATAAAATAGATACTTCTCTCTATCGGAAAGAGCAACTGGTGAAAAAGGATGGATTTTGTTACATTGGTTTCGAAAAAGGACATCGGGTGTGTACCGATGTCTTTCAAGGAGATGTCTGTATGAGCGGGGAGATATTCCCTACCATGGATGTGTGTCTTGTTCCAAGCCTGCGACCGTAAAGCCTGCGACCGTAAAGCCTGCGACCGTAAAGCTTGCGAAGGATAAGTATTTTAACCCGGTTAAATCGAAGGATAATAAGGGACATTTTTGTTCAGATAATATCCACTAAACTTCACGTCCGTGACTCCGCTGTTCGAAGGCGGATAGATAAGGGTCGGACAATTGTTGGTGGTGTCTACATTTTTCATTCTCTTTCGAAACTGCATTTTACTAAAAAGGGTCTTTTGACTGTCGTTCGTATTGTTTCCATTGTATTGAAGAACCTCTGCCTTTCGGCGCATCGCGAGGTCTTCATACGTTAATGTATTGACAAAGATGTTGTTGTTGACTCTAATTCGTCCACCGAGTTCTGTCGTGGGGATGTTTACTCCGGTTTTTCCTTGGCGCAAGTCGACAAGAGGTTGTAGATAGTCAGGAATCACGCCATCCACCACACAATCTCTTGCCACTACAGTGAGGTTTAACTGAGGAAGTGCCATTAGAATAGAATAATATTATATGGTTTAAGCGTCGGGATTTGGAATAATGCCCATGGTCTCGGCGCCAGGTTTCTTCTCGAGAAGAATGTCTTCACCTTCAAACAGCTCCTTCTGGATGTCCTCCAAGGTCGCGTTGACACCCAGGTTCTTCTCCTGGGTATTCATGTTTTGAATCGAGACCAGGTCGCCCTTCTCATTGATGGTCTGAGTAAGACGGTTGTTGGTTTCCTTGGCTTTTTCAATGTTGGCTTGAATGGCATTGATCTTCGACTGCTTGACGCGTTTGTCAAACTCGGACTTGGCCGTGTCCTCGTTTTTCTTCTTCTCGTGCATCAACTCGTTCAATTCCTTCTCTAGGTATTGAACGTTACCCGTCTTGTAAGCATCTGGATGAAACGGGATCCAAAGTCCGACTGGACCCACATAAACATCATGATGCGGGTCAGCCTCTCGAATCATTCGACATCTCAGCTCCGCCTCTTGCTGTGTAGGAAAAACACCGCGAATCTTCAGGCCGCGAACTGAGGTCTGAAACGAATTCTCCTTGTGGTAAGCCTCTTCCAGTTCGCGCTCGTTCTTATCGACAAACCCCTTGTAGTCCGAGTTTAGGTCGACGCTAAGGGTCTGCTTCTCGCTATCCAAGAATGACGCAAACTCGGCAGTCAGTTCTTCGACATTCAAGTTGTATTTGTAAGAAATGAAATGAATAAACTGAGAGAACTTCTCCATGGACTTTAAAAAATCGTAATGCTTGAGGTAATTCTCGAAAAAGAACAGCTCACGCTTTTTTATCTCATGCTCGGGTGAGATAAAGGACATACACGCAAACTTCTGCTCTGCGATAGGCTTGTCCTCATCCAATAAATCGATCAACTGCTTTTTACTCATCTTATATCTTAAAGGACAAGTTATTTATATATTTTTTTCTGTTGATTATATTATAATGTATATAGATTTCCGTGAAGTCTTGAAAAAGGTCATTAAATACATCGTGGAAGGTTTGATGGTGGCGATTGCGTGCTTTGCTATCCCCAAAAAGTCGCTGGACATTGAAGAGATTGCGATTCTGGCCTTGGTCGCGGCTGCCACGTTTAGTATTCTAGATACCTACATTCCTACGATGGGAGAGAGTGCCCGAACGGGTGCAGGGTTCGGTATCGGTGCCAATCTGGTCCATTTCCCGGGAGGGTTTTAACTTAAAGCGTAGGAATAAACTCCCAATTTAAATCGTTGCATATCTGTTTCCAGATTTCGTCTTGCTCGAGTTTCTTTTGGTCCTTTAACATCGGATAAAACTCGAGGTATTGGGTCTCTCCCAACAATTCGCACAGCTTGTAAAGAGTATAGTAATAATTGAGAAAGTTAACCCGATAGTTTGGACAGTGTTTCGAATACGGAACCTGTATATCCATAAAGAGATTACACAACGTGTCTTCTAGTTTCGGGCTCATGACGGGTGGCTTTATACCGAGTTTGTCCTTGATAAAAGGAATGTGTTCGTAGTATTTATTGTAGCCCAACTTCTTGAGGATTTCTTTCATCTTTTTATTACTCAAATCATTTCGAGTAAGACGTTCCTTCTTTACCTGTCTCTGTATGGTCTCGATGGTTTCATCGGGGATATCGGTAGACTCCTTTGCCTGAAATTGAGACAAAATTTCACGAAAATGATTAATACGCTTGTAGGCATAAAAGGATACTTCTTTAGGAGGTTCCTTGTAAGACGGTTTATCATTTTCGACCAAGAATTTCTGAGTAGAATAACACTTGTTACAAATCATAATGCCCTCTTGAGATACCTTGATGAGCTCTCCCTTGTTACAGGTTTCACATATGGTTTTGTTGTAGAGATATTGAGTTAGGTCACTTTCTGGAAAGTTATTTCTCTCTAGGTAGGCTTGTATCGATTGCACCACGTCTGCCTGCTTGATGGAGTGGTCCTCCTTTAGGTTAAAAAAATGGTTCATGTTTTTTTTTGGATTGATGTTTTTATCAATCTCCTGCTTGGATTCAAAGTAGGTAAATAAATCTTTCGAGTTCTCTAAGAAATAATTGGTCTTCTGTTGTCTCATGTGTTTGATTTGACCTTTGATTTTTTCGGAGCTTTTTCTATTTTCCTCGGTCGACGTCTCTTCTAGCTCCTTCATCTTGGCGGTTAATTTAGGAATAACTTCGTTCTCCAGGGTTCCAAAATGGCGTATTTGTTTTAAATAGAGAGCATCTATTGTATCATCCTTTTTATGATTCATAATTAAATAGACTATACCGATAAATCTTTATATAAAAGATAATTTAGTAATTTTTTTTTCTTTTGCTAGTTTATAACATGGGTGGTGGATTAATGCAACTGGTAGCCTACGGCGCACAAGATGTTTACCTCACGGGTAATCCTCAGATTACTTACTGGAAGGTCACTTACAGACGCCACACCAACTTCGCGATGGAGTCGATTGAGCAGACCTTTAACGGTCAGAGCGATTTCGGCCGTCGTGTGACCTGCACCATTTCTCGTAACGGAGACCTTGCTTACCGCACGTATCTCCAGGTTACTCTCCCAGAGATTAACCAGGGGCACGCCAAGTATGCTCGGTGGCTGGATTTCCCTGGTCACCAGCTCATTGACGACGTGGAGGTCGAGATTGGTGGTCAGCGCATCGACAAGCAGTATGGTGACTGGATGCACATCTGGTCGCAGCTGACCATGGATGTGAACCAGGAGCGCGGTTACAACAAGATGGTGGGCAACACGACCCAGCTCACCTTCCTCACGGACCCTAGCTACGCCGCGGTGGATGGACCTTGTGCCTCGACTGCGCCTCGCCAGGTGTGTGCTCCTCGTAACGCACTCCCTGAGACTACCCTCTACATTCCTCTCCAGTTCTGGTTCTGCAACAACCCCGGTCTTGCTCTCCCTCTCATTGCTCTCCAGTATCACGAGGTGAAGATTAACATCAACATTCGATCGATTGATGAGTGCCTCTGGGCGGTGAAGGATCTCAACAGCACCTCGGCGGACGTGAAGTCTTCCGAGGCTTACAACCAGTCCCTCGTGTCTGCCTCGCTCTACGTCGACTACATCTACCTCGACACGGACGAGCGCCGGCGCATGGCACAGAACCCCCACGAGTACCTGATTGAGCAGCTCCAGTTCACGGGTTCCGAGTCGGTGGGTTCGTCCTCGAACAAGATTCGCCTCAGCTTCAACCACCCTTGCAAGGAGCTTGTTTGGGTGGTGCAGCCTGATGCCAACGTCGACTACTGCTCCTCGTTCAGCGGTGGCCACGTGCTCTACAACACCTTCGGTGCCCAGCCATTCAACTACACCGACGCTATCGATGCCCTCCCTAACACCATCAAGGCGTTTGGCAGCGATGTGGGTGTCAGTGGTGGCGACAAGTTCATCAACGCCTCGGGTCTGTTCGAGAGTGCGGGTGCCCATGGTCTTACCTCGACCTCTGCTCTCGGCGGCGACAACTTCGTGTGGGAGGGCAATACCACCGGTCTTCAGTCCGCCGTCTCGGATGCTGGCACCTTCGTGCTCGCGGAGACCTCCCTCGGCCTCCACTGCTGGGGCGAGAACCCAGTGGTCACTGCCAAGCTCCAGCTCAACGGCCAGGACCGCTTCTCGGAGCGTGAGGGTACCTACTTCGACCAGGTGCAGCCTTGGCAGCACCACACCCGTGCTCCTGACACGGGTATTAACGTCTATTCATTCGCGCTCCAGCCGGAGCAGCACCAGCCATCGGGCACCTGCAACTTCTCCCGCATTGATAACGCGACCCTCCAGCTCGTTCTCTCGAACGCGACGGTCGCAAGTGTCAACACGGCCAAGGTGCGTGTGTATGCTCGTAACTATAACGTGTTGCGTGTGATGAGTGGTATGGGGGGCCTTAACGGACAGAGAATCTTGGCAGCAGCGGCTGCTTGACTGGATAGGATGGAAGGTGTATTTAACCTTCTACCTATTCGGTCGATTCTTTTCGACGAGGGCAGAAAAACAGTATGTAGCAATAAAAGTGACCTCTTATTGCTTTTAAACCATTTAGGCCGTCACACACTAGATACCCTAGGCCAACTGTTAGTCGCAAACAAATGCGGCGACATATCTTGTTGTTCGGGAAACCCCTTAGAGCCTTTTCTACCAAGGTTCCATGTGAAAACATGGAACTGGCCAAGAGTAATTAACTTGGGTATGGTAATAATGAAAAGGATTGGGCAATCCGCATGCTTACTACCTAAAAGCGCTACATTGCTAGCTCATGGTAGGGCGTCAGAGACTGAACGGATATGGGTCGACGATGAAGGTCTAAGCAACCTGAGTCGGCTTAAGATACAGTCCTCCCTCTATGGAAACATAGGGGATACAGAGCGCATATTCGAATTAATTTGTGCGTTACACACAGCTATTATGGTCTTTCTTCATGGATTGTAATTAGCTAAAATAAATCAAACAAAACAAAAAAAAATTCAAAAAATAAATTATTCAATCTCTATTTCTTGTAAGAATAAATCACGTTGTTTATTCTTTCAAACCATCGAGCCCTTTCTCAGAACGTTTTAGTGCAATCTCCTTTGCCTTTTCTCTGATAAACTCATCAGAATAACGGTCAACTAATGCCTTTCGATTGACTTCTTTACGAATAGATTCTCGTGCTTGTTTTTCTTCCGATGTCATCTTGTTCCCTTTCACAATCGTTCGCTTTTCCTCTTCGTAAGGAGAAGGTGCGACAGGGCATTCTTGTTGATAGTTACAAATCAAACAAAACTTTTTTATCACTTCATCGTATTCGTAACTCTTTTTCATGTAGTTACAAATTCCGCAGCATGAACGTATATTGTCAAGAGTATATCCTTTTGTATTGTCAAACCGGTCGATACCATTCGAATGTGTATCGGATACTTCTTTCCCGCAAAGATAGCAGGGCAAATCTTTGTAATGTTGGAAGGTTTCTTGGGATATCTCAAATGGTAACTCTTTCCTTTCTGCGCGTGTCTTGTATTCAGAATAAGGACATCCCTTAAAATCGAGAAAGTGGTCATGATAAGACTGTCCTTGAATGATCTTTAGGTTGGTAAGCACATGTTCAACGCGACGCACAAATACATTTGGCCCGGAAGAACCTTTCAGCATGTTACACATTGTGCAACAGCTTACACAATTGGTTTGAATATAAGGTTCAGTTGAATTCAGACGGTCGATTCCATTGAACCCTCGTTCCTCAATGATTCCACAATAGTAACATGAAAGTCTTACCAACTGTTCATATTCTTCAATAGAGAAGGTGAAATCCAATCTTTTTTCAGACGCAGACATTTGATATGTTTTATAATTACTTGTAATACTGTTTTTCTTATTCAGATAGTTTTGTTGAACCTTTTCTGGGTTTGCCGCGCGCCAATTCTTTGCGTTTACCGCATTCCTCTTGAGATAAGCGCCAACATCTTTCTGGATCTCGCGCTTTCGACGTTCCATCCAACCAGTTGCCTGTTTTTCAACATTCGCATCCTTCCACGCTTGCTTCACTTCCTTGCGTTCAGGCTTCGCACTATTAACACGAGCCAGCTCCCGGGTATGGTCCATGTCACGTTTGGCATCCGCTCGCTTGTTTTGCTCTCGGCAAGTGAAGCATGTCTTTGTTTCACCAACCTTTCCAACATACTGGTCTAAAGGATAAATTTGTGAACATGTGTTACACTGTTTCATACCTTCTTCGACTTCTTCTTTCGTGGTTCGACGAGTCTTCTCACGAATACGTTCGCGTTCCAGACAAGGTTCACACTTGCTCTTGGTATAGGTCAAGTCGTTCACCACTCGACAACCGCGTATCACATTCGAGCAGACCCTTTCTCCTCTCTTCTCTCCCTCCTCCTTGAGAAAGTAAATCTTGTGCTTCTTGCAGTAAGCGTTTTCCGTTTTGGGTTCTTTGCATCCTTCTTTGATACAGCTCATTTTTCACCTAGAATGAACTATATCGATTCGTCTTCAATTTTTATGATTTCAGCAAAGGATTGGGGTAGGTCAGTTCTCCCTTGTTATACAACATCAACTTAATGTCTTCCTTGATACGGTTCAAGCACTCGTCATCATCTTTGTTGTTCAAGTACTTGATGAATTTTTCTTTCAGGATAGGGTCCGGGTTACTGTCCAGCCACTCCTCCAGCATCATTTCTTTTTCTTCATACAAACGGTCCAACTCATCCTTCTTGTTGGCCAGGTTCCAATTGTTTCCATCATAAATCATAATATACTTGTCTTTCATGTTGGAGATATAAATGTTTCTGTTCTCAGGTTTTAAAGGGTTAAAGTGAACCTTCTCAATCATATTCTTCACACAATGGTTTACTTTCTTGATACAGAAACGGTAATCGTCATCGGTTAGGTGAGACAAGTCCGTCTCTCGATAGGCAAGGAGGGTGAAATTGTTTTGGATATTGGTAGTGTTAAAGGAACTATTGATTTCTAGTTTCCCCATGAGTTTCTCTATTTTCTTATTCTGTGTCTCGATTTGTTTATCCTGAGTCTCGATGCGCTGGTTCAGTAGTCGCACCAGCTCCTTCAGGTCCTCATCCGTATTCTTGTTGCAACTGTATTTGATATGATTCGACAAAGAAGACTTATGTTTGTATTCCTTTTCACAATATTTACACACATGAGCCTTTGTCCTAACTTTTACTAACTCCAGACTAACTTTCACTAACTTTTGACTAACTTGTATGTGTTTTTTCGACATGAGATGCTTCTTAAAATTCGCTGTGAGGTTGGTCTTATACTCGCAACATTCACAGTAGTTTTCCATGGTATAGTATATAAATAAAATATTTTTATATTACAAAAGTAATACGTTCTAATATTTAATCTTGTTATGGTGTAATAATAATATTACTTTTGTAATATCACCACAGCATTATTACTTTTGTAATGACTACAAAAAAAAGTAATGCGGGAGAGAGAAGGGGGTCCCGCCGAAAAAAAAATCTGAAGGAGGGAAAAATGGAAATCGGGATTTCTCCGAGAAAAGTCCGCCGTCGCCGGCTTACTTGCAATACCTAAACTAACAAATCTCTAGGTTTCTCTTAGGAAGTTAGGTATCCTTGGATAAGTATTTTAATCTTTTTCAAGATAGAAGTATTGGTTTTAATAATTGTAAGAATACAAGTATTAAAAAAATTGGAAATGGTTTGTAATGTCATTCATAAAAGGAATTAGGTCGTAATATACTATATACCTTATGAAGTTCATGACTTTGATGCTACAAAAGCTAAAGCCCGCCATACCCTCACCACTAGGTCGATGGAGAACAGAAACATGCACAATCCAAATGAATCATAAAATCGATTTATCCAACGAAGACCACTGTGGTCCTTGTGGACATTACGCCTTAGAAAAGGTAAAAACGAATACAGATAAAAAGTAATTACAAGAGTTTATACTGTTCCTCTATGAAGAGATAGGTATCTGGTTGGGTATAGACAAACTTCAGTGGCTTTTTTGTATTGTAGAATTGTTTGACAATGGTAAACAACATGTCCAGAATCGAATTTTTATGACTGAAGACCGAGGAACCAATCAGGAGGTCTACAAACATGTCTCCATAACTCTCCATCAAATGAACAAACTCTTTGGTGTGTTTGAGAGAAAGCATACCCAGCTGTCGGACATCCATGATAAAAGCAAACCGTTTTCCTTTGTGTTTGCATCTTTCGAGACCTTCTTTCACCTCTTCCATGGTAAAGACCCACTGTAAGGGAGTAGGGAGGGGGTGGTTCACGACAATGTAAAAGATATCATAATGGGGTCTCTCTTCTAGAGTAACCGTAATAAACGGTTCTACGCTCATAAAAAATAAAGATAAATATGTTTAAATCAGTTTAATCAAAGGAATAACTCATTCAGTTTGTTTTTCTCCATGGGGTTTCCATTCGAGTAGAGAACTGGGATAAGAGAATTGTCCTGGAAGCGAAAGGTGAAACGTTTGTTCTTTTCCTTTCGACCCACGCGCCCGATAGCTTGGATAATCTTCTCCTGAGTCATGTTTTTCAAATCATTCGCAATATAGGCATGACAGAATTGGTAATTGGTTCCATAAATATAATCACTGTTTGCCAGAATGACGCCCAATCGTTTCTGTTCAGACAGTTCCGTAATGAGCTCGTTGTATTCATTGGAGACAGGGTTGAAGATGCCAATTCCGAGTAACAGAAGTATCTTGTATTGAAGGTCCACCTCCATTTTCATCACGCGCTGAATCACGAGGTCATCAATGTCGCTGACGAATACACACGACGTGTCATAGTCTAAGCCGTTGGTCCATTTGGCAAAGTGCTCGCGTGTGTTTGGAATGTAAACGGGGTCCAGACGAATGGGTTTCATGCGCCGTTCCAAGACTTCATACTCTTTCATCAAGGTCTTGGTCTGAACATCAAACCTCTGTTCTTTCACTTTGTTCTCATTCTCTTCATCCTTGGAGGTCTGGTCCTCAATCTGCTTTTGTATCTTGATCATCTTCTCCGAGAGGTCCTGATTGAATTCCATCTTTTTCTCAATGTCTTGCATCGTGCTCGCATGGATGCCACTGAACTCCACAAAGTAATGCATCCAGTCTACAGGTCGTTCGCACAGGAAGATGGTCGGACCGTAGGTGAGCGTGTGACTTGTCTCGGTGACAATCTTGTCGCTGATGACGAGCATACTCTTCCGTTCATATGCGGCCATTTCCTCGGACCAGTTCTTGATTTGTTGGACCAAGCTACAATAGAACATGCGTATCGAATAGCTCGTCATGTCAGACAAGCGTGTAAACAAGACGCGGAAGAGAAGACCATATTCTTTATCTTTTTCCATAAAGGTTCGAATCAAGTCCGCACAAGATTGGACACTCAGAAACTTCAGATGACTTTTCTTGTGTAGCGCCATAAAGGCAATCAGCTCCTCTTGTGAATGCGCAAACACCGTGTGCGGCATAATCGTGCATCCTTCCTTGTCCAGAAGATTGATTTGCGTGGTTTCATCGACGCTTTCAATGTAATGAACTTTTCCCTCATACCGTTTCAAATACTTTTCGCTAAGCACCACCAGGTCTTGTTCGTTGGGCAAGGTCGCAGATGAGAGGACAATGTTGGGAACCTGGTTCACCTTCCACACCTCTTTGATGAGTTCATGGAGCGGATGGGTTTCATAGTCCATGGTAATGGTTGGCTCGTCCCAAAACAAGACCATCTTCTCTTTCTCAAACAGACTCAACATAAACAACATGGTCACTTCGTATGATTGAATGTCACAGAAAATCATGTCAATGTTTCGCCCATCCGAGTGGACGGGGCGTTTCCGTCCGTTCTTCTCCGTAAAGGTTCGCACGGCCGAGTAGTGTAGACGGATGTCGTCGGCGGTTTTGCATCCAAAGGCGAAGGCCACCTTGACGCCTGTGTTCACCGAACTCTTGGCCAGATTGAGTCCAATGTGTCTCGACGCACACAGGAAGATAACCTTATACTCTTGGGTAATA